GTTTGTGAACTTGTTAAGGTTGCAAAGGCGCCAGAGCCACCTATTGCTATTACTGAAGTTGCGCTTCCACCTGCTCCACCAGTTCCTTTACCGTAGTAAAGAACATCATCCACTTCTGTAAAAGCTAGTTCTGCGTTTTCTAGAGCTGACGGTGCACCACTTACACCAGACGACCTTCTTTTTATCCTGATTGTGTTAGCCATTTTTAAAAGTTTCCTCCATCAACTAAATTTTCCTCTGCATAGTTCACCCAAGCAGAGCCGTTGTAACGCAAAACTTGACCAGTTGCTACGGAATTTATAGTAACATCATTTAATCCATTTAATACTGATTGAACAGTAACATTTGATTCTATGCTAATAATTCTGTCTTTTACAGTTAAATGAGATCCAGCTGGATTTAAACCTATTACAGTTTGTAATGCTTCAACTGCATCGTTTAAATCTGAGTGCTGCTGATGGTGGGGTACAGTAACTGAATCTAACCTATCTGATGAGGTTGGATTAGTAAAGGTATCTAGAGCAGCTGGATATTGTATGGCCATTTTTTATTTCCTATAAAGACAGAATTTTGTTAACAGTATCACTCCAGAATATAGTAATTGAAAGAGAGGAATTACTACCTTCATATGGTAAACCAGATGAATTATCTATGTAAAGTATTAATCTGGAGCTTGCGTCTGTTGACCCAACTTGATATAAAGCTAAAGCTTGAAATGCTGACCCATCATGACTAACGATAACATCGTCGGCGTTAAGAATTCCATCTGTGCTTGTTACATTACTAAGATTAGATGATCTTCCTTTAATTGCAGAATTTGGTATATCAGAGACATATTGATCAGTTGCAATGTTTACTGAGTATATATTTGTATCCAAAAGTAAAACTCTATAATTTGACGCCGAAGTATTGATTTCCCCATTTAAAAGAGATTGTTTTGCTTTAGTATAAACTAAATTGGCCACTATACACCAACGTCTTTAGACACTATTATCCTATACTTGTAGCCACTTTCAAAATACTCTTTATCCTCAGTATAATAAGCTGGTGTTGCGTCATTGAGCGATGGAAAGTCTACATAAACTTCTGGTTTCCATGAGTGAAGTTGTATATTTGTTTGGATATTTTCCCACCTAGATGGTGCTCTTTGTATTTTTTTTCTTTGGCATTTAAAAAATGTGTTATTCAAAAAGTTTGACGCTGGTCGAGCATTAAATATTATTTTTGCTCTTCCCATGTTGTAGTCATTTTCTATATAAAAATCACCATTAGTTGGAATAACTTCTGATATATAAAATTCTGGATTTTTAGCTAGTATTTGAACACTGGTGTAGGCATCTGTTCTTATTGATTTATCTTCTACTAAAATTTCTCCTGGCTCTGGAGCTTTTACTGAAGAAAAAGACGAGGGTGTTGCATCGTCACCCTTCCAGGTAAAAGAAATTTGCTCTTCTGGAATTGTTTCATTTGCAGCGTCAAGAAAGTTTACTAGCCTTATTAAATACTCAGTATCAGAAACAAGATTTGCTTCTGAATCCCAATAAAGTTTTAAAGTTCTTGAAATCTGGTTATAGTCGGCTATTGTTTGTATATCTAAAAATGGATTGGAAACAGAGGATGGAGTTGAGCTATTTGTTTGAACAATAAAATTTTCGTTTATTAAACTACTTATTTTTATAGTCCTGCCAAATTTAATTGCCACCATGTTAACATCTAGGGCGACTACTGTGTCTATTAAAGGAAGGGCCACTGTTTTCTCCTACCAAAATCTATATTATAAGTAGTAACAAAAAAAAGGGATAAAGCAATAAGGGGCGGCTTTCGCCGCCCCGAATCGCTTAGGTCGTAACTATAACAACCCTAAGAGGTTATTAGTTACCTATATTGTTTGTAACAGTAACTTCGTAGTTACGGCTCAATCTGACGTTCTTAGCAACTGTGATGCCTTCGCCGTCACCAAGCATTACGATGTCGTAACGCTCTTTCATCTTCATCTGACGAATGTCACGGCTTGGATCATCGAACTGATCTGTGCTCATGTCATCCTTGACGAGAAGTGTTCCGACTTCATTGCGATCAATCAAGAACAAGTCTGATTTAGCTGCTGTTGAACCACTCTTGGCTGTAAAGCTTACGAATGGTGAAACAATCACATTCAAACCGAGAGGTGCTGTTGCGTTAAGCGCACCATCGGCTGACTGTGGACGGTATCCCCAGCTTGTGTTGACTGCTGCTGCTGAACCACCTGTGTGGAAGATCGCATCCTTGAGGAAGACCGACCACATTAGTGGGTGCAAGATAAAGTCTGTTGGAACATGGTTTTCGGCCATGAGAACTGCTGCCATATCTACAACGTCATCCCAGGTAACTGTTAGGTTGGCTGCGCCATCAAAACCCTTACCTGTTGTGTCATCGTATGAACCGCTGTCATTGTCAAAGACAATTGTTGCGGCGTCCTTGAAACGGCTAAGTGCAATCTGTTCCTTGAGTCTTGCCATTGCGCGACCAGCTGCACGAACGTGCATGCCGACAATGTCCCAGAGAGAGTCAGCAATAACTTCCTCGGTGAAAGCTAGCTTAACACCTTTCTTGGAAACTTTGCCCTCGACTTGCTTAGCAAATGCGAGTGCCTGCTCTGGGTACTCTTGGCCTTCAGGTATCTCTGAAGCTTGGATTGCGTTAACCGCTGGGAACTCAAGCGAGCGTCCCTTTCCTAGGCGCACTGTTGAAAGCAATGGAGTCACAAGAAGTTGTGGCTCTGCTGCTTCCTTTAAGGTACGTGAGATAACCTTAGGAAAGAGGGCAGCTGCATCTGGTGATGCAAAGGCCTCTTTAATGGTTACTCTGTTATTTTCGTCTATGTGCCCATCCTCGGTTAGTGCAGTCTCCCAAGCTGGGAGACCCGAGAGGAGCTCTTGGATTGTCTTACTCATCTTAGGACTATTCCTCCTGTGTTATTTTTTCTTAAAGTGTTAGATTGACGCGGAAAGCACCAACAACATTGTGGACATCCAGATTGGAACGAATACCAAGCTTACCTGAGTAAGTGCCTGCTCTGGTGAGCTCGAACACTGTCTTCAGTGCGCCTGGATCCGATGGCAATTGCATGTAGGACAAGAGACCATCATCGAAGTTGGTTGCAAATGTCTCTACTTCTACTACCTTACCAACCTGGAGGTAAGAATAGACTGCTGATGAGTTCAAGAACTCAGTAGCAGCTGCCTTCACTGGGCGTCCCATATGGTCAGCTCTTACGACTGAGCCAACAGTGACGTCCGCATTTACGCCATCAACCATTGGATATTCAACATATCCATGAGTGATGAAACCTGCACCCTGCGAGGTGCCCTTATCGAATGGACGATAGAGGTCATATTGAGCGACGCCAATTGGAACCGATCTTGCTCCAACTGCAACAGTGTCTGTTGCGCCTGAGCTGTAAGATGGTGTTGCACCATCAAGTGGATCCCATGAGCTTGGCATGCTGTCGCCCCAAGTTACTGATGAGCCTGTTCCGTTAGCTGGAACTACTCTTGAATCTCCGTTAGCATCGGCAACCACTGAAAGGATTGTTCCCTTTGTGATCACGATTTCAAAACGGTCATCTTCGCTGTCCTGGTACCAGGTTGGTAGACCTGGGTGTGGGAGCAAGTATGCTGCTGGAGCAATACCCTCAGAAACAACAAAACGGCCTGAGCCTGTTTTGGTTCCTACTTTGCGAAATTTAGCTAATGACATTATATTTCTCCTTAATGTGTTGAATTAAAGCTTACGGCGACCCATAAGCGTATCTACGAAAAGCTGCTCTACAGTTGTCTTGCTTTCAGCTTTATTCTCTGAATCTTCGTTGCCGAGAGTAATTGCATTTTTTTCACCCTCAACCACTTCTGTTTCAGAGGTAATTTCTGGCATTTCTACCTTAGCCTGTTTGTGCTGTGGCATCTTTGCCAAATCTCTTAGTGAGTCGGCAAGTGACGAGGCACTACGATTCTTGTGCTCTTCAATTGCTGCCTCTCTATTTTCGACTGACTCAAGACCAACTGATATCTTTGTATCAACAACTCTTTCTACAAGAGTGTTGTGCAAAGCCTTCTTCAGCTTGGCATTCTCCTCTTCGAGTGCCTTTACTCTTTCGAGTAATTCGGACTGCTCGGTCTCAGTAGCTACTTTTTCTTCACTATTGAGTGAGTTTTCCTCTTGTGGCTGCTCTTGAGCAGTAGTCTGAGGTTGCTCAGACTCCTCTTTTGGCTCTTCAGCTTCCTCAGAATCAACAGCTGTATCAGCCTGTTCATCTGCTTTTTCTGAATTGTCATTTGAGATCTCTTCTTTTGATTCTTCGTTGCTAGGATTTTCTTTTGTATCCTCTGCTTCAGCAACTTCTTCAGTGACCTGCACTTCTTCTTGTGCTGGCGCTTCTTCTTGTGAATCATTCTTTGCTGGGGCCAAATCTTGGGCCAATGACTCAACAACGGCTAGCACGTTATCCTCTTGGGGATTTTCATTCATATTAACGGACTCCTCATTATTATCATTCTCTTTAGATAGTAATGAACTATCATTATGCCTATAAGTTTCGCTTTCTTGTATGGCCATAGCCGTAAGAAAGGCACCTTTTAAGTGCAAGTACAGTGGTTTAGATTCTTTTCTCTTCAAATCTTTAAGAATAGACTTATGTTCTTTAACTGAGTAGATATCTTCTTCGTCCATATTGAGAACAAATGCCGAACTACGAGCAACCCAGTCGTTTGAAGAATTTTGAACTTGGACATCAGAATTTCCGTGATTTTCTGACTCCGGACTTAGCATCTGCTGGCTGGTTTACAAAAGAATATTCTTTAAAAGAAATGTCCTGCATGTCGATAAAAGCCAGCTTACCTTTGTAGATTTGGCCTCTTTTATATTTTGGAAACTTTGGCTTTCCATCTGAAGATTCGGAGGCAAGATCTTCCCCAGAAATGGAGCAAACTGCTTTGCCGGCTCTTCCGCCAACAGAGCCAGTAAGATATCTCTTGTCAAGGACTTTTTGGATAGCTACCGGGTCAGTTATTGCCACTTGAAGCCTTACGTATGCTGAGCCATCCTCTTCTTTGTCCATCTTAGCTGCCATAACTCTTCCAATTGGTTCAGAGTTTAAATCATGGTTTAAGAT